CGCCAGGAGCATCCCACCCCCAGAGGGTTTCTGTCGGCGGGCTTCCATGCGCTGTTCCAGCACCAGCCGTTCGGCTTCCTTCGCGTCTACCGTGCAACCCTCCATAACAATCGCGATCCGTTCGGCGAAGTCTTCCGCGTCTGGGGAGTAGGTACCGTCGAGGGGATGACTCATCGTCGCCTCCACCGTCTGACCGACTCGGCCGGTGTCTCGTGCAGCGCCGTCAGGCAGTCCCGCGCCGCCGCCTGCACGTCCTCGGGGACCACGCCTGCGATCAAGGCTTCGCAGTGGTGCCGGTAGAGCACGATCCGGTACTCCTCGACTCGTCCCGCTGGATCTCCCGCGTCGTCCTGGTGTCGCCCGTCGCCCTGAGACACGCCCGACACAGGCCGCCCTTGTCGTTCGCCCACTTCTCGCGACAGTTCCGGCAGGGTTGCTTGGGTGACATGGGTACTCCGCATTAGGCCACTCGCGTGAACTTGAGCCGCTTGGACCCATCGATGTAGCTCACGCCATCCACCGTGAATGTGTGTCGTGACTCGATAACGTGCTTCTCGGCTACCTTCCCAGTTAGCCGCTCATGACACGTCGCGCACAACAACGCCCCATTTCTGGCATCCCAGCGAATTGCCTTAACGACACGGCCAGAGATGTGATGCACTTCGCCGCGCGTCGGCTTCAGGTCCAAGCACTTCTCAACACTCCGATGGCACCACCGACAGCAGCCGCCGTCGCGTTTCCACACGGCTTTTCGCCAGCCCGCTTCTTCTTTGCGTTCGTCGCGGATGTCCGCCGCGCGCTTCTCGAGCCTGGTCGGTTCCGGGTTTTTCACGCGCCAGCCGCCGCGGGGGGTTTGGTCTAACGTTGGGAGATTGTCGAAGATGCCCATTAGCGAAACACCTCAGTAATCGCCTCGTTAGCCGTCCTGACCGTGGGCCAGTTGTTGGGGTCCTGGTTCGGGGTGTAGCCCGCCTTGTCGGATTTCACCTCCAGAGGAACCCAGCGGCCCGATGGCGACTTCACAAGGAGGTCAGGGTTCCCACGTCCTGACAGGAAGCGCACTTTGCAACCTAGCCCCCTCAGAGCCTCGACAATCGGCCCTTCCGCCGTGTCTCGCTTCCCGCCTGCGCCGTTCTTGCGGAAACTCATGCCGCCACCTGGGCTTTGCGTCGGTGGTAGCGGGCCGTCTGCTTCGCACATTCCGACAGCCGATGTTTCAGGCAGCGCGCGTAGGGCTTACCGGTGTTCCGGTTGGTCCCGGTCTTCTTGCCGCAGCACGCACAGCCGCCAGCCAACTTCCAGCGCAGCGCCCGTGCCTTGACCCACGCGCGCACCTTCTCCCGTCGTGCGTCCGTCATGCCGCCGCCTTGGCCCGCTCGCGGGCGATCTTCCGTGTCTTTCGGTAGTAGCCGAGCTTGTAGCCCCACGCGAAGGCTTCCTGCTTGGTCAGGTGCTCGCACTTCTGCATGGCCTGTTTCCAGAACCAGCCAAAGCGCGTTTCTGAACCCTTGCGCCCCCCTCGGCTTCTAGCCTCAAAGGTCGATTTCGGTGTCAAGCTCGTGCGGCACGCACAAGCCCGAGAACAGAACCGCCGCGGACGATCGCCACGGGTTACGCTGCGTTTCACCGTGAACGGCTTGCCACAGCCAACGCCAGCGCATGTCAACGTGATGCGCTTCGCGGCGTGCCGGCAAACCAGCGAACAAAAGCGAGAACGCTCTGAGCGCCCGAGGAACAACTGCCCGCAGGCCTCGTGCTGACAGGTCATCACAACTTTGTTCGTACTCACGACGCCCGCTCCCGCAGTCCCTGCACCACCAACAGCACACAGGCTTCGTGGTTCGCGCACCGTGGGATGTGCGTGCAACCGAAGGCGTGCTTGATCAGGCGTTCCGCTGTTTGTCGTTCGTCTCTCGTCGGCTTTTTCGCACGCCCCCCTTTAGGGGGGTTAGGGGGGTTCTTGTATTTCTTCTGCTTCTGCTTCTGCTTCTGCTTGTGTTCACACCGTTCACAACTGTTCACGCCGTGTTCACGAGTGTTCACGCCGTGTTCACAGAAACCTTCCGCGCGACGGTCAGCCACCCACTTCCGGCGATACTCTCGCCGCTCGTCTTTGCTCAACTTGGCGCGGTATTTGGTGTGATTCAGCACGCGGAATCCGCCGTCTACCGCTTGGATGCGCCGCCCCTCGTAATCATGTGACCGAGAGTAATGATCGGGCTGTTGCAGCTTCGTCAACGCTCGTTCGCAGTCGTCCAGCGACACACGCGCGAGGTCTGCGATACCTGGCACTGACCCTTCAGCCACGCCGTCCTGGTCCGCCATCGCCAGCAGCGTGATCCAGACGATCCGCACCTTGTCGTCCTCGCGCCAGACGGTAGACGCGAGCAACGAGGCGAACAGCTTCGTGAAGCCAGCCATGACTACTTCACCAGCCCCCACACGTTGCCGCCCCCGGTGTGGTGCCCCTTCGTGCGCTGCACCTGACCGCAGACACAGATCTGCTTCCGCATTGACAAGCGCAGGAACACGCCACCGAAGGCTCTCGAGTCCATGCCGTTGTTCGGAACTATGCCTGCCGCCCGGCACTCGTTCACGAGCACTTCGCCCGCCGTTGGGCCGTATGACTCCAGATAGGCCACAATGAAGGCTCTGGCGGCGTTCCTGAAGGCTTCGCCCGCCTTTTCATCGGCTGCTTTCAAGATGCGGTCACGTTCACGCTTCGCCTGCTGCTGTGGTGTCAACGCTGGCACGGGTGGCAGTTCAATACCTGGGAGAAATGGCATCTCCATCACGACCTCCGCGCAAACAGATCCACCTTCCGCAGTCCGTAGTAGCAGGCGGCGCCGACCACAAACCCGACAAGCAACAGCGCAAAAATCCCGGCCTGCATGACGCTTGCGTCAATTTTCAATGTCAGATCCAATGAGTTATCTCCCCCATGCCTCGCCATGCCCGGCCAAGCCGTGCCTTGCCCTGCCGGGCCGCGGTCCATGCCTTGCCCATGCCATGCCGTGGTTCTAGTTCGCCGTCTTCACGCCTTCCGGCAGCACCGGCACGCGCGACTTCGCCTGCAGCCGTGCCGACTGCAGCACCGTCGTTGTCGTCATGAGAATGTGATCGGCGCGAGCTTTCTGCTCATCGCTCAGACCGCTGCGATCCGTGGCCCCGACCACCGTGTGTGCCTGCCGCGCAGACCGCACCGCTGTTCGCAACTTGGCGCTGCCGTGGTCGATGCGTTCGGGCGAGGACAGCGCGAAGAACTGGCCATCCTTCGCGGCGATGTAGACGTTGTGCTCGCGTCGAAGCTGATGCCGCCAGCGATTCGTCACCGTGCGAAACCGATGGCTGCGCTCGCTGACATTGATCAGCGTGGCGACATCGGCATAGTCGGCAGACCAACCCACCGCAGGCACGCCGTAGGTATCACGCAACACCCGAACATCGACGTCCGTCGGGAGTCCGCCGAACCGTGGCAGCGTCATCGCGCCACCTGCAGTTCCGCCTTGAACCGCCCCCAAGGACCAGGCTTACTTGGCGACGACGGCCGCCAGTCACCGAGCCCGCAGTAGGTGCCAGCCATGTCCAGAATCGACTGGAAAATGTTGGGCGTGATGCTGTCGTCCAGAACCGTGATGGTGCCTGTGATGCTCCAACCGTTGAAGCGGGGACGAACGCGCACATGCTTGCTCATCCCGACCTTTGCCGTCTTGGCAAAGAGTTCGAATCCCAGCGACGCCGCTGCAGCTTCATGGGCGGCGTAGTCGCGCTCAGCCGTCAACGCAGACACATCCGACCACTTCACGAAACCAGCCGTGGTCACGATGGGCCACATCATCTGGTTGACCACCAGCCCGCTCTGCGACTGGCGCTTGAAGGTCCCGCCCTTCTTGCCCGTGGGCACTTTCGCGCCGCCCTCACGGAGCACCGTCATCAGGTTGTCGGACGGGATACCGAGGTGCTTGCCGTCGTGATAGCAGTACCCCACCCACTTCCACGCGGGCGTGCGATCATCGCCAGGTTTGATCGTCGGCTTGTTCTGTGGGTCGGCTAGGTAGCGTTCCACCTCTGCACGCCACTTCAGGTCGTCGGCGTGCATCAGCAGCGGAGATTCCCCGGTCAGTGTCACTGTGTATGTCTGCATCGGTTCCCTCGACCTCAACGGTCGGATTGTTGTTTCCAGTGGCCGACTCGCCCCGCCACGGTCGGACCTGCGCGGTACTCTTTGCTTCAGCCGCAGGAGTCAGCCCCTACCGCGCGCCCCGCTGTCCTATGGGTCATCTGGTCGTTCTCGCGTGCGCTCCCGGATTGGCTACCGTGTGCGTCTACTTCGCCCAGATGACACCGGCCGCTGCTGGCCGGAGGTCACTGCTACTGCTGGCGAATCCACTTCTGCACGACACCGCGGACACTGATGTCGTGGCCCGTTGCCTGGTGGTGCGCGACCGCACGCGCCAAGTAGGTCGGCTCCCCGTCGTGGAACGTCGCCGGGCAACCGGTACAGCGCAGCGTGATATGGGTGCGTATCGGGCTGTTCTGTGAACCCGGATCCGGCACGTCCCAGTTACTTTGGCGATACATCCCCACTCAACGCGCCTCCGCGTCTGGAATCACCACGCCAAGTTCGCTGGCGAACTGGATGCAGTGGTTCACGTACTCGCTAAACTCGTCACTTTCGGTCTCTGGAGTCGACTTCCGCCTAGGCGCGCCGGTAACAGGGTCGTCCGCAATGCGCAGGAACCGCATCGCCAGTAGTTCGTGCATCTCCTGCCGGTCGTAACCGCAGTGCGACGCAATGAGCGGCACGACTACCCCGAAGTAATAGCGGTTTGCCTTCGAGCTGCGCTTCTGACGCCACCGCTTTAGGGTCACTTCCACTGGCGCGCCGGGCTTCATCCGTAGCAGGTGCGCCCGCATCAACCCGCGCACGGCCGGTGCGAAGTCGAGCTGCCCGTGCTCGTTGACCGTACCCACGAAGGTCGGCAGCTCGATCCCCATGTCAACCCCGCGCAGCGATCTGCCGGTCGTTGATGACCTGCACACCTGGCATCGACTGACTGCCCTGCGTGGCCTTCGCCCACTGTCGCAGCGCGGTCATGTTCGGCACCAGAAACGTGACCGGCGCATCGCCCTTCGCCACGGCCGCCGCCAGCACGCGCACATTCACGTCAGGGTGGACGGTCCAGTTGTCTCGGTAGGTGATGCCCTGCACCTTCGGCTGGCTCGCCTTGACCACCACGGGCGGAGCATCGATCGGCTGGGCCAGAATGGCTTCCGCCTCCTCCAGCATCTCAACATCCCCCGTGCGGTTGGCGTGCAGCTCGAGTTCAGCCGCCGCCGCCAGCGTCTGCTCCTCAGCGAGACGCTGCGCTTCGGACTGCAACCGAGCCTGCTCGGCGAGGCGGACGCGCTCCTGCTCCTGCTCCCATGCGAGGAGCGCACGCTTCACCAGCCCCTCCGCGTGAACCAGCGGGGCTTCCATGCGCTCCTGCTCGTCCACCAGCGCCTTCCGGGCGGCTTCAGCCTTGCGCTTGGTCTCCATCGCGCCTTCGACGTGTGGCGCGAACCACCGCTGAATGTCCGAACGCACACCCTTGATGGAGCGCAGCAGGTAGCTGGCCTGCACGCAGCCGTCTGCATCGGTGATGGTCAGAGACTTGACTTCGTTCGACCACCGCACCGCGTCACGCGCGAGGGCGTCTTTCGTCGGAGGGGCCAAAGCCAGTTCGCTCATGGCTCACCTCAGAACGGAATATCGTCGTCAGCAACCATGCCGGCCGTGTCGGGCTCGGACGGTGGAGGCGGCGCGGCTACTGGCGGCTGACGGTTGGCGGGCACCTGCTTGATGCGGATGCACTCGACCGTCTCTCCGCCGAACTCGGTCTCCGTGGCGTAGAGCATGATGCGCGTGCCGGTCCAGTCCTCGGTCTGCTGCGACCCGGCGATCTGCGCGATCTTCGTGGCGTTCGTCTTGTTGAGGATGACGCCCTTGTCCTTGCCCTTGAAGTAGACAACGGCCTTCATGAGCCGTTCACGCCCGACCGCTTCAAACGCGACGTGGTCGATCGTGACGATGGGGGTCGCGCCCTGGATGTCGGACGCTTTGAGGTAGTTGGAAGGAAACGCGTCGTTAATATTCGGCATCTGTCAAAACTCCTACGTGAATGGGAGCGTTACTTGAGTTCATCGCGCACCAGCAGCATCCGCATTGCGATCGCCGCGTCGTTCTGTGAGTAGAAGGCACGCGAGACAACATGCTTAGGTCCGCACTCGCACTTCAGGGCTACCGTCCAGCCTTCGGAGGTCTGGAACAAGCCGTGGTGTGGCACCGTTGAACAGTCTGAGCAGGGTTGCTGATGCATCACGCCGCCTCGTCTGAGTCCGAAGGCTTGACCGCCCGCAGCCGCCGCAGATTGGACCGGCCAATCGCGGATTCACGCTCCATGACGGTAATCGGGTGAATGCGCCGAACTTCCTTCGGGCGTGCTTCCTGCGACTGCAAGCTCCGGCCGTGAGTGATGAGCACGCGGGCAATGTGCTGCCGCTCTACGTCGTTCTCCGGTGTCGCTCGGCTGACAGTCGGAGTCAGGCATCGCACGATGAAACGCGGAAGATGGCCAAACTTTGCCAGCAAGCCCACGGCGAGGCAGACCAGCCCTATTCCGATGTAACCAGGCCCGGTCACTAGACGCACTCCAATAGCTTCGCCCCTGGCATAGCGCGCAGCTTGGCTTCAAACACCAGCAGCCACTCCAGCAAGTCGTCATGTCGGACGTAGGCGCCCTTGTCGTCTTCGACCATCGCGCCGTGGGCGCCGACACGGAAACGCCGCAACGGGCGTGGTATGGTATGTTCTGTTTGCATCGACTTAGCTCCTTTTCTCCTGAGTCGGTGTTCGCTGAGGTCGCGCGGTCCCCCCGTGCGGCCTCTTTTCGTTTAGGTCTCGATGTCGTCGCCGCTCGCCAGCCACGCGGCGCCGATCAGCACGCCGAAGATGACCACGACAATCGCCGCGCCGACGATGGCCGCGTAGGACAGAAAAGCGCTGTTCATTAGCCGTCCGTTCCCTGTCGCGCAAGGCTGTCGATCACTCGTTCCCGATCGTCGTAGCTCGCCTTGAGCGCCGCATGGATCAACTCCAGCGACTCCAGCCGCTCGCGCAGTGCCTTGATCTCCAGCGCCTGACGGATGCAAGTGGCGCACATCACGCCACCCCAATCCGCCTGTCCAAGTCCCGCCTGTCCACCATGAGCTTGCGACCGGCCCGCGCGAGCGGCAGGCCAGACCGCTTCAGCCACTTGCGCGCTGCGTCGTGACTTTTGCTCAAGTACAAAGCGACCTGCTCAACCGTCATCAGTTCTCGCGTCTGCCATGTCGCCATCTGCTACCTCGTCCGGTTCGTTCCTAAAGCGCCGATCCGTTTCCTTCTGTGTGAGTGAGCGGTCACGCAGCCATGGCAACGCGGTACCGACGCGCGGAGTACCCGAGCGCGGTTGCCAACCGTGCCGCCATACGCGCCGTTTGCTGCTGTCCCCCGAGGAACCGTCCAACGGTTGAGGGCGCCACTCCGGCTTTCCGCGCTAAGTCAACCGGCTGCCAGCCCTTGTCGGCGATGTCGGCCGCCATTTTCGTGGTGTTGTAACGAACCGTTCGTGACATTGCCAAGAAGCGTAGCGGCAGTTCGTGAGTATGTCAATAGCTGATTTTTGCCGCCAGTTGCAAAGCCACGAGCGCCGCGTATCATGGGTTTTAGTGGCCAAGAAAAGTGCGCGCCGCCTGCGGCCCACATTTACGGCACCAATTGGCGCAAAGCTGAGGGCGCTGCGAGAAGGCCGACATTTGAGCGTGCAGCAGGTGGTGAACCTCGCCAACGCGCCGCAGGCGTTGACGTGGAACAAGCTGACGTGGATCGAGGCGGGGCGCGTGCAGTTCCCTGACGCGGGCGCGCTGCGCGCGATTGCAAGTGTCTACGACCTCACCTATGCCGATCTCGTGTGGCAGTACGTGAAGTCGGGGTACGGCTTACAGACTGTTAGCCCTGACCTCCTGAGTCACACCCCTGCCGCAGAATGGACGCTTCCAGACGGAGGCGTCAGTGACTCAGCTTCGACTCGCGTTCAGCAACGGCCAGCAGATAACCGAGAGACTTACGCCGACGCCCTCAGTGACGTCGTCGCCAGACTTACTCTGCTCAGCACGGATATTAGGGAAAATCGTCCGGCTTCAGCGCCTGCGCCCCGCAGTCGTGGAAGTTATCGAAAGACTCGTTGACGACGTACTCGATGACCTCGAACGGAAACGCCCATGAGGGAAGAACAGGAACCCGCGCCCGTTGTGGTTACCACGACGCCAGGCCGCGCAGCGCATCGTGATCACCGACGTAGAGATTCCGTTGATGACGATGGTGAACTTGATGGTGACGGCTGCGCTGGCCGCGATCCCAGCCGCGCTCATCATCGCGTGCCTCTTCGGGGTCATCGCTGCTCTGTTAGCCGGCTTCAGCCTCGCCGGCCTCTCCTGATTCCTCGGTCATAGCCGTGGCCCGTCCGCGCGAGACGTACCGCAAAATGGCCCCAGGTGTGTGGGCGGTCTTTCACGGGCGGAAGAAGGTCGGCGTGCGGACAATGGTGCGCGTACGCGGCAAGCTCTACTCCCACCGCTTCAAAGAACCTGAAACTACAGTCACCACCGCGAAAGAGTGGCAGGAAGACCAGCGGGTCAAGGTCCGCAACGGGCCAGCGAAGCCGACGACTACCGACGCGCCCGAAGGCTTTGCCGCTGACGCCACGCGCTACCTCCAAGCCGTTGCCGCGATGACGAGCTATGTCGACCGCAAGCGGCACATTGACCTGTGGATCGATGTGTTCGGCACTACGCCACGTCAGGACATCACCACTGCGCAGATTGCCGCACAACTTGCCGCATGGAAGAAATCTGGACTTGCGGCCTCCAGCGTCAACCATCGACGTACGGCCCTACTGCACCTGTGGCGATTACTGGACGGGCGCACGGCGGCGAATCCCGTGGCTGGCGCCCCGACCTACCGTGAGCCGGCCCCAGAGGCGCGCGGGCTGTCCTACGACATCATTCGGGCCATCTTCGCCGCCATGCCGGATTCGCTCGCCAAAGCCAGGTTGGAAGTCATTGCCTATACCGGATTGCCGCCGTCGTCGATTCGCCGGCTGACCGTCGACGATGTGGACCTGAAGCACGGCAGGATGTTGAGGCCCGAACGCCTAAAGGGAGCTGGAACGAAGCGGCAGACGGTCCCGTTGACGGCGGACGCCGTGCGAGCCTTACGAAGGCTTGTTGCCGCAAAAGCGCTAGGCGTGCCGTTCCTGAACAATCCCCTCCGGCGTGCCTTTCGCCGAGCCTGCGCGAAGGTACAGGAGGCCACCGGCACAACGCTCGCCCGCGTGCGCCCGTATGACTTGCGACACTCCTACGGCACAGAACTTTACAGACTCACGGGCGACGAGCGCGCCGTTCAGATGATGCTCGGCCACGCGCAAATCAGCACGACCCACCGCTACACCGTGGGCGCTGTCGATGCTCGGCTGGATGCCGCAGTACAGGCGTTCGACAGGCCAAAGTCTCCTGGCAAAGTCTCCCCCCACAAAAAGTCTAAGAAAACACGGTAATGGCTTCGGCGTACGTCGCCGAGGTCGGACAGCGTAAGACCGGCACAACAGCCGCGCGTATTATCAAGAAAATCGCGTAAATTTGGCCATTTCAAAAAAGGTCTAAGGGTAATTCGTGGCGCAACTCAGTGGACACTCCCGGACACTTCAGCCCGTAAAAGTTTCCGCAAAAGTTTCCCCCCGGTTCTGAGCGAGGCCGGCCAGACGTCCGCCCGCGGGGCACGGTCGGTCCCAGTCGCCCGGCCGGCCTCGCCTCAGTCGCTACCGATGCGAAAGCTGCGAAGAAAACGACGGTCCTCGGGCGTCCACATAATGGCTTCAGTCAGAGCGTCCGCCCGTGGCGAAGTCGACCACCGCGTTTGACGCCGGCAATTCGGACACTCCACTGGAATTTCGCCCACGCTGCCATAGCCGACGCCGCAGAGACGGCAATAGAGGATCAGACCTTCCACGGCCCGAACCCGCAGACGTCGCAATGGTGCCCGCGCTCGTCGGTATCGATCAATCGGTCCTCACCGCAGCGTGGGCATTTCAGTAATCGTGGAACGCCGGATACCATCGGCCGGTTCTCTAATTGCTGTTGCCTCACGCCGAGGGCTGGCCATGTCACTGCTCCGGCAGCGGACTCGCCTTCAGGTACGCGGCAAGAAACCCTGCCAACGCCGCGATCTCCTTGGCCCTGTCGACATACGCCGCCGGGATCAGATGCGTCGTGGAGGCCGTCAGAAACACCAGCACGGCGGCGATCAGCGTGAGCGTCCATACGACGTGGTCCCGGTGCATCAGTACCTCGGTGAGTCAATGAATGAGATCGTGCCGGACGACAGGCAGGTCAGCGCCCCGGCATCCGTGCGCCAGAGGTCGTAGACGTAGTCGCCGTCGAGGTCATCGGTATCGGCCGAAACAATCGTCGTGGCCGCCGTCCCGCTTGAGCCCACGGTCACGCTGGTCGAGGTGGTCACCTGCGTGACGCCAGTATCGCTGGCCTTGCGCTTGATCATCATCGCCAGCGTCCACCCGGTGATGTTCTTTGCGGACGTGTCGGTGCTCGAGGTCTGGACCGTCCAGTTGATCTGCACGTCCTCGCCCTTCACGAACTCGAACGCATCGGTTGCGCGCGCTGTCATCTTAGTCCTCCGTCCAGGCGGTCGACGCCTGCGTGGTTATGGGCCATGCGGTGGCCGTCTGCGAGACGGCAGGCCAAGCCGCGCCGGTGTCTGTGTTCGCGGGCCACGCAATCGCCGCCATAATGCGCACGGCGGGCTGCACCTGCGCGCTCACAGTGAGCGTGCCAACGCCTCCGGCTCCCGTATTCCCGGACAGGTCGACCGTCTGCGTTGGCAGCAGCGAGTCAACCCCGCCGGTCGCCGAACTGCCAGTGAGGGGCAGCTTTGCGTCAGGGGTCGATGTCCCAACCGCCGTGGTCGCCGAGACACCCGTAATCGCGAGCGTGACCGGAGTTCCCGCTTCAACGGTGCCAGTGGCACCGGTACCGGTCGTCCCTGTCAGTGAGACACTGGTCGCCAGCGTGGGAGTCGCAACCGCGGCCGTGGCCGCCGTCCCTGACAAGCCAATCGTAAGCGCGACCGCCAGAGTACCCACGGTTGCGGTCGCCGACACGCCGGTTAGCGCGACGGTGACATCACCGCTGGCCAGCGCGGCCGCGCGTACCAGCCGACGCGGAACCGGTTGACTACGACCTAACCTCGCCACGATTCAGCCTTACGCTTCGATCAGCACGTATCCGATCGCGTTGACCGCTGCGCCGAATTTGACCCGGATTCGCAGGAACTCGGACGGATTCACCACAAACTCTGCGCCGAGGGGGAACTGGAAGACAAACTGGTTCGTCGGCGCGATGTGCTGCACATCGCCCATGCGAACTGTTGCGATCGTTCCTTCTGCGGTCGCCGTGTAGCCAGTTCCGGTTGTGCCCACCGCGATGATGTTGGTGGTAGGATCGCCGCTCGCAAGCGCGGCGGAATCAAACTTGTGAATTCCCGACGCGACGTGCGCGGTGACCGTTGCCGCTACGTCTGTGACGCACAGTTCGACAATGCCCGGCGTGGCCGCAGCCGACCCGTCGAATGAGATGCCCCACTCACGTACGCGCAAGACCTGCGTGGTGCCAGGCTTGACCTGCAGCAGCGTCTTGATCGACGTGCCGGTCGTGACCGCCGCCTGCGAAGCGGTGGTCGGCATCGGACCATTGAAAATCTTGTACAAAGCCATGCGAATACTCTCCCTTACCAGGACGCCGCGCGCTGGACGGCGGCGCCAAGTCTCGACCGCGGCACCGACAATGCCCGCGGTGTAAATAGCACGCTGGCGCGCGTGATCGAGATAGTCGTGCCGGTGCCACCCGTCACCAGTTCCCAGTCCACCAGATCGCCCGCTTTCACGGTGACGACGTTTGTTGAATCGGTCTGCGGTGCCGTTGACCCGGACCCAATCAGGAACGTGATCGCCGTGTTGACACCGTTGACCCGAAGCGACAGCGTCGAGTTAGCCGTAATACCATTCGACCCAGGCACGATCCACGCCTTACTAATCGTTCCGGCGTGCGACATCAGAGTCTGTGCTTGCGCTTCGTTTGCCGCCGTGTAGCCACGAGCTGAACCGGCCAGTTGCGCGTAGTTCGTCGTATTCGTGGCGATCGCTTGCGCCCACGTCTGGAACAATGGGTATGCCGTCCCGTTCAACTCAAAACACGCGCACTGCGACACGGTCGAACCCGTCGCCGATGCACCCCACACACTTTGCAGGTCGAACGTATCGCCCGCGGTAACCGTCAACGGATGTGCCAGATCCTCGTACGGGCCTGACGTACTCGCCGATGACGACTTCGTCAGCGATGACGTGAGCCCATTCTGCATCACCGTAAACGCGTCGACGACCGCGCGTCCATTGCTGTTATAGAAGACCGACAGACTTTGGAGAATGCCAGCGGCATTGCAGACATGACCCGCCGTCGCTGTATTGCCCTGCGCGCCCATGAACGTGGCGTAACGGGTGACGCCGTTCGCAGCGGCGACCGTCGGCGGCGCCCAAATCTGCGACGACGTCCCGGTTGCGGCAAATTCAAAATACGAATTGGTGACCGTCAGCGATCCGCTCGTGTTCGGCGTCACGATTTGCCAGCACACCTTGTCGCCGGCGGCAATCGTGGCCGATCCGACTGACGGTTGCCAGCCGGTCGCGTTTGCCGCTACGGTTACGGTGAGCCCCGACGGCGCCCCATTGACCCGCAACGTGAACACGGTCGCCGACGTCGCAATCGTGTTTGCCGACACATAGAAGCCAGATGTACCGAATCGGCCAGCCGGACGTACGATCAGTTGACGATCGCCCTCCGTTGCTGTGAGCGCCACATTGCTATTGAACAGCGACGCATACAACGTCGAGTTAAAGTTAATCGAGACGCCGCGCTCCCAGGCGCCGGGATGGTAGACCGGAATCCCCATGCGTTACTCGATGACCACCCGCCCGAATCCCAAATTCGTGTCGCACCAGTCCTGAAACGCGTTCCTTGTGTCCTGCGAGACGTCTGGGCAGATGAAATGCAGCGCCCCGCCGGCATCAAAGGACAGTGCGCCCTCTAACAGTTCACCGGTGTCAGGGTCGTACCACGTCGGAAACTGCGTTTCGATGTGCCCCAGGACGCGCGATCGGCACTCTTGTTCCGCCGTCAGTTGCGCAAACAGACTGTCGAGTGTCGGGTACGCCGACAGCGTGTGTCGCGCACATCGGCGATCAACCGTCTCCGGTGTGAACGTGCGCTGATCGACAACTACCTGGTCATCCCAGGTCACCGACAGCTTGCAGCCGAGGCCGACAGGCGCCGAATCGCAAGTGGTCGGCTCGATCGATACTGTGTGAATCACGAAATGCCCTTTACGCAAACCGGATCGGCTCTCTCGGCTACGCGATGCGGATCAGGGCGTTTGAGCTGTCGTTGACTGGCATCGTCAGGGTGAAATTACCCGCCGTCACCGTCTGAGATCCAAAGGTGTGGACGCTGATCGCGCGGTTGCTCTGGCTGCTGTTGTAGAGCAGGACCGCGTCAAAGGCTGTGGCCAGCGTCACCGTGGTCCAAGCGAACGACGCGGACGGAGTCCAATAGGCCGTCGTGCCACTGGTTGCCGGCGCGTTGCCGTTGGTCACGGTCACGCCACCGGCGCTGTAACCGGTGCCGCTCACCTCGTTCGTCGAGGAATAGGCCGTCGTGGCTGCGTTCACCGTCGCCGTCGCGAGGTACAGCGCCGCTTTGACGGTGTCGGTCGTGGGGGACGTGAGACTGCTCCTCGACGAGATGGTCACCGACCCGAGCTGATGGGCTCCCAGCAGCAGTTCCTGCTTAAAGCTCGTACACATTGCCTGCGTGTTTGCCATGACGCTCTGCTCCTCTATCCGATCTGGGCCGCGACCGCGTCAGCGACGACGGACGGCTGCTTGAGTACGACGTGTACGGATCGGTGAATCGCTTCCGTCGCTCCCGCATAGCGGAAAACTTCCGCGACCACGATTTCTCCGTCGTTGTCTTCGAGTTCGACCGTGCGCGAGAGGGAGACGCGATCCACATCTCCGTCGACCGTTGGCACCATCTGGCCGAGCTGCTTGGGATGCCTAAAGGCGTCCTGTCGCACCCGTTCTCCCTCGTGCTCGTAGCGCACGAGGAGCGCGAGACAGTCCGGCCGGTCTTCGACAACGACCGTGCGCGCCAGGTCAACGATCGGCAACGGTCCCTTAGTGGTCAGAATATCCATGTCACTTCCCTGTCTGCTGCGCGGTCAGCCACGCCGCGGCCGCGCCCATAATGATTTGGGTGTAGCGCGAGCCAAACAACTTGCCAACAAACGTGGGAGATTCGTCGTGCTGTTTTAATTGGGCCGAAAGCGCATCGTTCTTGGCGCGCAGCTCCTCGAGGCGGGCCACCAGATCGCGATAGATACGCTCGGCCTGCTCGTTGTTGACGCTTAGCACGGACAGCACCGGCGAGAGGTCTACCTGCTGCGTCTGCACAACGACGGGCGGCGCGGTCGACTGGTTGGCTGTCGGCACGTTTCCGCCTGTCGAAATGACAGGTACTAATTGGCCAGGATCTACTGGCGACAGAAACCGCGACATCTCACAGCCAGAGGAATCAGAGAGCACACACGGGCCTACGTTGCTCCACTGCGGCAGCGCCGTGTTCTCCGCATCTCGAAGCACGTCGAAATGCTGGATCGATGGCGCGTGGATCAGGATGTCGCACGATACGAACGTCTGGCCAAGTGGGCAGGAGTTGCCGCTACCCTTCCGGAGCAATCCCCAGCCTTCGGAACGGTGGTTCCATGCCACTGCGTTGAGCATCTGCGCGACCTGCGCCGGCGTCATCAAGGCGCCGTACTTGGCGCGCTCCGCTCGCACGTCGTCGAGCAGCGGCGTCTGCGCGAGGGTAGGCCTGACGCCCAGCGTCAGCAGAAAGAACGGGACCAGCACTAGCACGGAGAACAGCCCTGCGGCCTTCGTCACGAGCACCTCACGCAGTGTCATCATCGTCCGCCTTTCGCCTTGGCCGCGACCCCAAGCTGCAGCAAATGGGCGACCAGATTGCCGAAGACCCCGAGCAGCCCGAACTGCAGCAAGTTCTCAATGCGGTCGATCCGTTTCTCAATCTGTTCTTCCCGTACCACCGAGGCATCAAGCCTGGCCTGCACAGTGGCATTGATAGCGTCCTGACTCTGGCCGCTGACCCGATAGGCCACAAACCCGAGCAATAGCACGGCGAGGCTGCATTGCAGAATCCACCGGGTCAGACAAAAACATCTGGCCTCAGTCACAATCTGCTTCCTCCATGTCGGGTACCACCGGATGTCCTGCATACATGTCAGTAGTTGAGTTCGACAATCTTGATCCTGCCGCTGCCGCCGTCAACGACGACGTTGCCATTGATGGCCGCGTGATTCCGACAGGCATTGCCGGTAATGCTGTAATTGTTTGAGCTGCCGCCAGCGAGAAAGATGCAGTACTGCTGCAGCCCCAATCCGCCCCCGACCAAACCGTTCCCAATCCTGTTGTTCACAAGCGTAAAATCCGAGACGCCGCCAGCGATGGAGATGCCAGCCGACCATCCGCCCGCCGTGCCGTTGTCAGCGATAGTGTTGCCGGTGATGATGACGCCTTGCGAGCCGGGCCAGATCGTTACGCCGTCACTACGGTTTGCGTGGATCGTGGAATTCGTGACCGAGAAGCCCTGCACCCCGGAGGACGTACCGATGCCGCCCTGGTTCTGCGCGAGCGAGCAGTTCACGATCCGGACGTTCTGCGCCGTGTAGGCGAGCAGACCATAGCTCGTCATGCTTTCGATCGCCGGACAGCCCGTGATTGTCACGCCCGTCACCGGCCCACCGGCCGCGCCCATGCGGACCCCGACCGCGCCTTTGATGAGCGTGAGGCCAGAGAGCGCGATGGTGTCCGTGTTCGCGCCGATCTCAATCCAGACGCCAACATCGACCGGTGTCGCCGCCGTCCCGCTCACGTCGTCCACGATGATGTCGGACACATGGTGGACGCCGTCGCCAATACGGATCGGTGTGCCGTGCTGCGCCACACCATTCCAGCGAATGTGCCGCGCCGAATAGATCCCCTTATCGCTTGTGGTCGGTGCTATCGCCAGCGAAGTGGCCAGTCCGTTCCCGAAGGTCAGATCGCTGACATGGTCGTTCCACTCGGCCGAGGCCCAGTTCACACATCCGCCGCTCGTCTGCACGCTGACGGCTTCACACCGCAGTGCCCGCACCGACGAGAGAGAGCCGGTGAACGCGAAGCCGTAGCGGTTACCGTCCACCCGGATCAGCGTGGCCGGCCCTTCGCCCTGAATCGTGACGAAGGAGGGCACGGACACTGTCGAAGCGATCCGGTAGACGCCCGCCTGCAACTGCACGACGCAGCCGGAGGGGCAAGCCGCGGCCGCCTGGATGGCGGGCCCCATGTCGGTGGCCGGGTTCACATCCGGAGGCACGACAACCGCCGCGCGGACCACCGAGGCCCAGAGCACAAAGCCAAAAACGCCCAGACGCGTCAGCACAGTCGTGTCGCCATGAAGTAGATCGATTCCACCGCCAGCGCCGAACCGACATTCAGCGCGCCGCCGCTGGTCTGGTAGGCGTGCAGTTCGAAGTAGTCGCCCGCCGTCGCCGGGTACATCGCGTTGACGTGCAGCACCTGCACGTCCGTCGAGTCCCCCTTCATCGTCACGGACCAGATCCTGGTGCCGTTGCGGGCAATGGCCAGTTTGCGGATGCCGGTCGCATTGGCCGCGAAGCCCGCCTGCCCCATAAACGCGTAGTGTCCGCCCTGCCCCGTCGGAATCGTGATGCGGCTGGTATTCGTGACCGTGGAGTGCATGGAGCCGGTATCCCACTGCTCCGTATCCATCGTCAGTGCGGTCCATGTCGAATCCGCCACGCTCTGCGTTGTCGAGTTCTGCCCGCCGTACTTCGGTTGCCCATCGACCTGCAACGACCCACCGAGGATTAGCGGGTTGTAGGGGCTGGCACCCGCCATTAACTGGTCCACCTTGTCGTAGACCGCTTGCAGTGCCGAGTTATTGAGGACCGTGCCGTCGCTGTTCGGCGCCGACGCCGTCCCGGTGTCGTTGGTCCATGTCGTGCGCGTAATCGTCGAAGCCATCAGTTCACCCGCCGCAGAATGTCGTTGACCTGCGCCTGAGAGGCACCAGCCGCGATCGACCGGTTCAGGTCAACCGTCGTACCAGCGATCACCCCACGCGGCGTCGTCGTCATCTGCTGAATCGTGTAGTTACCAGAGACCGTGATCGGCGTGGAGACGGACGCGGCTACCAATCGACCAACACGCGGCGTCCGCGCCCCGCACTCAAACTCGACGGTCGTCACGGTGCCTCCGTACTGCGTCACATCCGCCTGTGCTCGAGCCTTGCACGCCAGCAGGGACAGTGTGTTGTCGGTGATCCAGTGCGTTACGATGCCGCTCGCCGGGCTTCCCAGCGTCGAGGCCAGGGCCGTCTGCGCAATGGTGTCGTCGTAGGTGTAGAGGACCGCGATGCGCTCCCCTTCAGCAATGCCCTCGGAGACGCCGGTCACGCCGGTGATAGTGCCGGGCCCATACGTCGTGTTGTCTGGGCTGGTCGTGCCGGTGTAGGTCAGCACGTTCGATCCGACCATCGCCTCGCCAGACGCCGCACCGATGGTGGACGGCTGAAACCACCCGATCTCAGCGACGCTGATAGACGTGGCGCCCGCTTCGACCGCCGTCGTGACGGTGGTCTCGACACCGACGACACGCGTGCGAGTCCGAACTTGGGTGAGATCCTTGGTTACGCGAAGCCCATGCGCTTGGGTGCTGTTGCCCAGGCTGAACGAACCATCCGGGTACGTAGCGCACAGATTAACCCGCTTGTCGGCGGTCACTTCCCACCAGGCACCCGATGCGGCGACCAAGCCGGCGAGCTGGCTAAAGGCCTCCGGCAACGTCGTCCTAGAAAACTCGATGGTTACCCGGTCGTCATAGGGGCAGTACCCAGCGGAGAAGTCGCTTGAGGCGTAGTCGGCCAGCAGCGTGGCCAGGATGGTGTTGATCGAGACGTTGGTAAATGTTCGGTTCACCGTGAACTGCCCAAGCAGCCACGCGTACCCCGTGGCCGTGCAGTGCCAGCGAATCTGCGACGGGCTGAGGATCTCCGCGTCCGCCTGCAGTAACGTGCCTCCGAAAAGCCAGTCGTTTGCCGCCGAGTAGCGGATCTTGACGTCAGATCCGAGCGTCGGCGTGACGTTGTCGAGCGTAAAGGTGCAGATTGACGGGCTGTTCAAACGCTCGGTAATCGCCCAGCCGTCGCGCAGCACATCGGTTGTGCGGGTTGTGCCGCCGACGGTGATGACGAACGCGGGCTTGGTCCAGCCCGTGTACGTGACACCAGAACGAGCGATACCAGACAGCGCCTGAAGGTAGGCCATTACGCCAGCCTCCGTTCGCGCTTCAGCGCTTCAATGATCGCGCGAGAGGTTGCGTCCAGCGCACGCTGCCGACCCGCCGGCGTGTCATAGCTTGGATTATTCACGATGACCGTGACCGATGCCCCTTGACTCGACAACGCGCCGGCGATGTTCTTCTGCTGCGCCGCGTTCAGCACCAGCTCGCCGGGCGTGAGCATGGCCGGCACGGTGTCGGTGCCGCGCCTGGCGAAGCCGCCTGCGGCCAGATGCTGCAGGCCGAACGGCAAGACGCGCGCACCAGTTGCCGCGCCAGGTACTTCCGGCCCGAACGTGCCTAGGCCGTCGAGGTTCAGGCGAGGGATGTCGAAAACCACCGGCACATGCACCGTCGTCGGCTGGATGTCGCCGAGCGCCTTCTCGAGGTCGTCAGCCGCCTGGTCGGAGATTGCGTTCATTTCCTCCTGCTGCTTATCAATCTGCGCCTGGATGCCGGCCGCTTGTCCGCGAATGCCAGCCTCGATCACACCCATGACTTCCTCGGGCGCTTCGTTCGCGATCGAGCCCAGCAGATCGTCACGCTGCTTAGTGAGACCGTCGATGGCGGATTGAATGCGGTTCCGCTCGGCGTCGATAGCGGCGGACGCGGCGCCGGCATCTGCATCCTTCAGCGCCTTCGATTTCTCAATGGCTTCGTTGAACTTGTCGATCCACGCCTTGACAGCCGCTGGGCCCTGCTTCTCGGCATCGAGGAGCGCCTTCACGTCGCGCTGGGCGTCCTCGCTCGTCTTGCCAGTAGCCCGGTACGCCTCACCGATGGCGTTGACCATGTTGTCGAAGCTGCCGAACGACTGCTCGAATTGCTTCTCGAGGTCACGGCCACCGAGCTCCTCCGCGGATGGACCGCCGAAGAGCGCCTTGATCTTCTTCCCCATCGCGCTGAGCAGCGGCCCCATCAGGGCGCCCAGGCCAGGGATCAGCGCGTTCAGCGCTCCGCCGAAGCTCGCGCCGAAGACCGACGTCAGCCCCTTGCTGATGGCGCCACCGAACCCCTTGGGCGACGTCAGGAACGATCCGAACGTCGACCCGATGGCTTCGAGCTTCGAGCCACCGCCCGTGATGGCCGCCAGAATGGCTTGCGGCATCTGGGTCGACAGCATGTCGCTGAGCCCTTTACCGAAGCTCTGGGTGAGCGCCGCGAGCTGCGGATTGGCGCCACTCTGGAGTGTCGGTAGGCTCGTCCGGCTTCGGCCCGTGAGCGTCTCCGCCTTTGTTAGTTCGACCGACCGCTGACGTGCCTGTGCTAGGGCATCGGCGGCCCCAGACTCCGGTGTCGGCGCGGTGAACGTCCCGCGCCCAATGGTCGATTCGAGTTGCAGAGCGTTGGCCTGCGCGCTCGCTAGTTCCCCAGCAAGACGCTTAAGCTCGTCGGCCTGTTTACGCGCCGCTGCCGCTGCGGCTTCGTGCGCCCGGCGCTCCTCTTCGAGTTCGCGATCAAACGCCTTAAGTGCGACCTCGGTCAGCTCGAATGTCTTGGGGCCGTCGCGAAACGCCTCCGGCGGGCGTACCCGGCCAAGCGCATCTGACAGCGCCTCAGCTTGCGCAGCGACCTCGCGCTGCATCTGTCGAAAGGGGTCAAGGCCATCGATCAGCGCTTCGCCGAACGTCACGATCACTTCCGCCGAGGCGTTCTTTGCCTTTCGAGTCCACTCCTGCAGCTTGTCGCCGGCCATGTCGAGCGCCCTGGCCGTCTCGCGGGACATGCCGACGCTGGCATCGCGCACGTCATCGAATCCGCGCTTCAACGTCGGCAGGACACTCGCCCCGGTTTTACCAAACAGGTCCATTGCGATCTGTACCTGCTGCGCTGGATCGTCCACCTGCCGGAGCGCATCAGAGATGGCCATGAACTGCTGGTCCGGCGCCAAGCCCTTGATGTCATCGAACGACACACGAAGCTTGCCGAGCGCGCCGATAGCCGACGAGTCCCCGCTCGCCAGCCTGTTCTGCATCTGGTTGACGGCGCCGGACATCTCCTCGATCGTGTTGCCCGCGTCGTCGCCGGCCACTTGAAGACGCTGCAGCCCCTCAACCGCGATGCCGGTGCGGTCGGACAGCTTGATCAGCGCGTCAGCATCGCCGAGGATGGCTTTGCCGAAGCCCACCACGGCAGCGGCACTGATGCCAACGCCGAATGTGGCCAGAAGGGTTGTCGCGTTACCGAGCGGTCCCTTTAACCCCTCAAAGGCTGTGCCGGTGTTCTTCGTCGCGTCGGCGATCTTCTGGATACCTGGCGGGACTTCCAGCCCCATCGCCTTCAGCTTGGCAACGGCTTCCTGCGCCTGACTGCTAACCCGCTTGAGTTCGTTCTCGGTCAGCTTCGAGACGCCGCCGATGTCGTCAATGGCCTTCGCGGCGAGCTGAGCGTCCTGAATGATCCGCCGTCCGCTGAAGCTGTCACCCATGCGCTGCAGCGACTTCTCAACCTTCGACGCGCCGGTCTCAAACGATTTGAGCTCCGTCTCAGCACGATTCACCGCATCCACGAAGGATGTGAAATCGGCTTTAAAGGTTGCGGAAATTGCCATAGGGGTTACTCGTCAGCCGTCGTCGAGGTCTTCACCAGATCAATCAAGACTTCATACTCATGGGGGTCCAAGCTCTGTACGTCGACCAAGGACCACCCGATCCACTTCGCCAGCACGAAGTCAGTCGTTAGCTGCTCGCGCCAGCCGGGGCGTTTTTTTCCGCACTCCGCGCCGCGTCGTCTGCGTCGTCGTGTGCTTCCACTGCCTGGAGAATTTCGCGGAACGTGTCGACGTCCACCGACTTGAGCGCGTCTTCCGAGAAGGGCACCAGCCGCCCGTCGTCAGTAAAGGACCAGTCCACGACGTAGGACACCACCAGCGCAATCCCCTGCTGTCGCAGATCCGCCCGAAGCCGGTTGTCATCACTGTGGACGTATTCGCGCGCCAGCCGTTCGCGGTACTCGCCAGCCGTCAGGCGTTTCTTGACTTCGATCCAGTCGCCATCCGAAATCGACAGCCGAACTGTTTCAGGTTTTACGAAGCGATTGCGTGCCATGGATCTCAGCCTCGTCAGCGAGTCGCACCGTCGCCGTGACGGTCTTGCCCGCGAGTTGCAGCGATTGCACGGGCCAGCGCCAAAGCTGACCCTTCTGACGCACGATGCGAACTTCCAGACCCTGCTGCAGGAGGTAGAAGATGTCGCCGCGCTCGGTCGTGCCCGTGAGCGTGCCGACGCCGCCGTCGTGTGCCGTGAGTGACCAGCCGGACAGCGCGCCAACCTCCCGGTAGCCCCAGAAGACCAACGCACGCTGTCCGGTGATGGTCAACGCGTGTCCCATCGATCAGGGCTCAGAAGTTGATGCCCCACGAGCTCGCCGCCGCGAACTTGGCGGAGATCTTCACCGCGCCGCTGATGTCGACGTCCATCGACGCATCCAGCCAGGCTGTGCCATAGGCGTACTTCGTCGCGGCGTCCGAGGACGGGTACAGGTAGAGCTTCACGCCGTCCGACGATTGGGCGCCCGCGAAAATCTTGGTTTCCGTGTCGTCGTACAGGCCTTCGAACGCGCCCTGCAGATCGCGCAGCGCCTGAACGTACGTCTTGTTCGTGTCGCCGAAGGCGGTCACTTCGATCTTGTCGGTCGACATGTCGATCGACCATTTGCTCATGCCCACCACTGAGCTGGCCGTGCCGCTGCCGCTGCTGGACATGTAGACGACGCCCTTGCGTCCGGCGTACTTTGCCATGATGCAAACCCCTTCGGTCCGCCGTCAGGCGGCCCGCGCTGCCTCGATCAGCCGTGCAATGTCGTCGCGCACCACGCGCGCCCGATCCACCCACGACGCCGCGGCCACACAGGCCGGAAGTGATGCCGAGATCGCCTGCCGTCCTGTGTCGTTCTTCAGCCAGGATCGGATCAGGACTTCGGCCTCGGACGGGGTTCGGAAGGTCGGGACCAGATCCCCGAACCGCTCCGTGACTTCCGCCCGGTGCTCTGAGAGATGAAACACGCCACACGCGGCCAGCTCGTACGCGCGAGGGCTGAGGCTCTCAGCGTGGCTGATGTGGTGGGCGGCCCGTGTCGTCGCGCCCTTTGAGGTGCGGTACAGGTTCAGCCCGATCTTCGCGCGCCGGTAAAGCGCGCTTGCGAAGGCGTTGTCGACGTTGTCCGCCCGCACGCACGCCCGCAGGGACTTCGTGAGCCGGTTCTTCTCCCAGCTCCCATAGAGCCCCAGATCGATGCCGGTCCAGTCGAGGCTGTTGAACCAGCCGATCCGCTCCGCGAACCCGGACCCCACGAACACGACATCGTGCGCGGGCGCCTGCTCATCGCCGGGTTGAATGCCGGGCTGATGCTTCAGCGGGTGCCACGCGTGCGGCAAGTACCCTGCGTTGGGGTTCACCGCCTGCAGGATGGGCACCGACGACCGCTCGTTCGTCCAGACCCCGTCGACGATGCGCGCAACGATGGCTTCGCGTTCAAGGTCGTAGGGGGACTCGGTGAACAAGCACGTTACGCGCAGCCCCGCGCGCTTCATCAGGATCAACACGTCCGGATGCATGAACATCGCCGAGACGACGACCACGCAGTCGACCTGCTCGCGCAACGCCATCGCCAGCGCCCGACAGCCCGCGTCGTAGAAGATGTCGGCCTGATTGGGCTTCGGCAGCGTCGGGTTTGTCTTCCGCTTCTGTCGCCAGAGCGCATGCGCACCGCGGGCCGAGGCCTCGATGCGGGTATCCAGGCGGTACGGCCGCACGTCGACTCCGTGTGAGATGAGGCCGTACTTCAAGCCCTCGAACACATCAGCGGTCGACCACGAGGCGCCCGGGTGGACGATGAGAACCCTCACGCGTCCCCCTTCACGGCGATCGCGTAGATGTCACCGGTGGTCTGGTTCTCGGCGATCGTGCCGGCCGCGAACGGCGCCAGCCATGCTTCAAGCATGGGGCGCGTCACGTTTGCGTAGAACTCACCCTCGGGAAGCGGCCCGCCATCCACCGCTGAATGCGGCGCACGGCCCTCACCGGCGGCCGTCAGGAAGAAGACCCCGCCCGGCTCCAGCATCGCGCAGGCGTTCGCGCAGATCGCCGCGCCATCAGGCGTGTGCTCGAGGACCTCGCAGCAGACCACCATCGCCGCCGACAGCTTCGGTCGGTAGGTTGCCCCATCGGCCACGACATCGACGCCAGGCCCCGGCCGGACATCCACCGCCACGTACGGCTCGCCGAACAGCGGCCGGACCGACCCGTTGATGTCCTTGCCGCCAATCTCGACCACCAGGCCGGGCTTACGACCGGTAGCGGCCAGCATCGTGCCCACTGCGTGCAAAGCCGCTTCATGCACCTGTCACCACCAGACCATGTCGTTCAAGCATGGCGCGCAGCGCACCCATCATTCGGCGGCGATGCCGGATGGCCTTGGGCACCATCCGCGCGCTCTCCGGCGCGGGCGGCATGACGCCCCTGTTCCGGCCGTCAGCCGTCACCCGGCGCTTCGTGCCACGCTCGAAGAGCGAAGCGTGCGGCGCACGAGACCGAACACGAGCCCCCGCCGCAAAGCGCGACGTGTTGACCTCCGTCGTCACGCGCCGCTTTAGGTTGCCCGTGGGTCCGACCGGGTAGCCGTTCTCAATCTCACGCTCGGCGAACTCGGCATGAGCGACAACAATCGCCTGTGCCTCCTGCGTGAGTTCCTGCGGAAGATTGCGGAGCGACGCCCGCAACTCGTCGAGCCCGTGCAGATCGACCTTCGCGCTCACAGCACTTCTTCGCAATAGAGCCGCAGCTCTCGATTCCGCTCGCCGATGTTCTGAAGGCCCTTCACAAATAGCTCTCGCGTGCCAAAGAGAAGCCGCGTCTCCACCGTGATTTGTGGGTGATAGCGCATCGTCACGTAATGCCCCTGGACGCGCGTGCCATCCGACGTGCCAGGCGCAACCGGCTCTATGGCGCACCACACATCCGCCGGATCGCAGGGCTCGAAGAACCCGTCCGCATCCCCACTGGTCGTCGGCGCGTTCGCGAGACTGACCCGATGACGAAGTACCCCGGCCTGCATCACCAGACCTTGAAGGGCCACACCAGCGCCTCAACGCCGAACGGGATCGGCAGCGAGGCCGCGGCTGACGTGGCTTCGCGGTTCTCGAACCAATGCCCGACGAGCAGCGCGATCGCGTGACGCAGCTCTTCAGGCACGCTGGCCGACGTCGTGCCGTATCCCGCGATGAACCGCACGGTGATCGCGTTCGGGATGTCTTGCGTGGTCGGATACAGCAACCCATAGTTCGGGTAGATGCGCCCGCGCTGCGCGTGCGGCCCGGCCGGCGCATCGACCGTGTAGGTCGAGCTGCTCCATGTCTGCGTTCCGCCGTTTGCGTCCAGATAGGTCACGCTGGTGACGGAGAGTAGCGGCGCTTTTGGGAGCCACAGACCATCATCGTCGTCTGGGAACTCTTCAAATTTCGCATCCCACGTCTGCGTTAGCAGTGCGCGACCGGTGATGGTTTCGACGTGCCGCGTTGCCGCCGCCAGCAGCGCCCGCAACACGGGATCGTGCGATGTGCTGTCGATGCCGAGCTGCGCTTTGACATCGGCAAGGCTAACCGGCTCGCCGGATGGCGCCGTGACCAGCGAGAGCGTGTAACACTCGTCGCTCACATGCGCCTCGCGCGACCACGCGAGACAGCCCGTTCGGGAGCTGCCGCAGCCAGAGCCGTCTCCGGATCGCACGCTTCGACGAGGCCGCTGCCGACCCACACGCGCGCCTGTTCATTAGGCAGGTCGACGACCTGACCAGCCTGATAGTCCCAGTCGAACGCGGCGATAGACTTCAGCACACGCACGCGCACGGCCTTAGCCCACCCAGATGTACAGCGTGCCGGTTTTGGAGGCGCCGCCTTGGGCCACGACGACCTTGATGCGTTCGGCGACCACACCGATGCGATCATTAACCGCCGTGCCAGCCGCCGCGTACAGCGACGCCGCGCCAGCAACGGTGTGCGTCGCCTGCCGCGGCGCCCACTGTGTCGCCGACGTGCCGATGTCCGTCAATGTCGCAACGGTCAAACCAGACCCTTCCAGCGTAATGGTCAGATCCGCGCCCGTAGCCAGCGGAACAGAACCATCCGGCACATAGCGGATCTGATAGATCTCACCGTGCGCCGGCTGGCTGGAATAGACGGTCGCGTCGCCGGACGCGTTGACCGTCAGCGTAAAATCGTGGCGAACCACGGCGTTACGCCGCCTCGATGGAGTAGGTCAGCAGGACATCGATGTGCGTGGCCACCGTCATCGACGACCCCGTCTTCCCGATGGTAATGGCCGTGTTCGCGTCGTTGGCCACAAAAGACGCCCCGTCTGCCAGCACCGCGCCGCCCGTACCGCCAGCGCGCACAATTGCGCTCTGCGTCAGGTTGGCTACGGCTCCAGCGAACAGCTTCACGCTGGCCGTAGACTGCGTTGCCAGCACATCGATCGTGGTCGACGTCGTTGCTGCGCCGCCCACGGCAATCATGGCGACGTCGTGGATGCGGTACTTGTAACCGGGCAGCGCCGCCAGCAGCGTGGCGCCCGCGTTGACGTTGGCCGCCGTGGTGCGAATGCGCACCTGATTGCACGGTCCACCAATGCCGGCCTGGTCGACCGCCTGCACGGCACCAGAGGCGAAGACGAGAGTGTTCCCGCCGTCGCGCTTGTAGATTTTTGGGTTGTACGTTCCGTCTGCGGCCATGAGGAATCCTTTCCGTTAGGCTGTGGGACCGCTCCACCACGGAGCGATCCCACTTGGCACGGGTCAGGCAGCCGCCTGCTTACGTGGCGCTGTTGACGTAGAGCTTGACGGGGTCGGTACCCGCGTCGAGCAGGTTGCCGTCGAAACGGGCGAAGGCGAGGAAGCCGACCTGGTGCGCGTCGGCGTAGCGCTCGTTGAGGCGCAGGAGCGTGATGTCCTTGACGCGGCGGATCTTGTACTTCTTGATCTGCCCAAAAAGGATCGACTTGTTGCTGGTGCCCAGCGCCGCCATGTCGTTGTTCGGCACCACCGGATAGCCGAGCAGCGTGTCCGGCTCGCCAGCGGTCGGCCCGCCGGCGGTCCAGATCGGCAGCCCGTTGCCGTCCTTGAGCTTGCGCAGCGCCTTGATCGTCGAGTCGTTCATCATGAACTTCGCGCCGATCCGGTACGCCTTGTCGACGCTGTAGACCAGGTCCACGATGTCGTCGAAGATCACCGACGTGGTCTGACCGGTCGCGCCGGTCTTGCCCGTGCCAGCGGCCGTCACGATGCCGTTCGGCTTGCTCGACGCGTCACCCGTGGTGAAATGGGTATTCAGGATGCGGCCGAGACGCTCGCCGAGGACATCAGCCACGAGGCCGTTGATGTCGAACGCCGAATCCTGCATCAGTTCGACAGGCACGAGCACCTGCTTGGAGCTGTACTTGTAGCTGTTGAACGTCACCTGGCCGAACGCGATGTCCTGGTTGCTGACGCTGGTGTTGATGGCGAGGATCGCGCCGGTGTTCGAAGTGTCGTCGTAGGTCGGCCAGTTCATCGCGACGCCGGTGGCCGTGTCAAACACGTCGGCCTCCTGGAGCATCGGTCCGTACCACAGCATCGACTTCTCAAGGCGGTTGGAGAAGTCCGGCGCGATGATGTAGCCGCCTGCGCTGGTCGTGACCGTCTGCGCGCGGTTCTCGCGCTCGTTGCGGTCGTACTGGCGCCGCTCGTCCTTCGACATGAAGCGGAGCGTGATCTCCGTGCCGTTGCCAGACGGCTGGGGGTTGAGCGCCCGATACTCCTCGGACGACAGCGCACTTGGGCCGCCCATTGCCCACGACCGGAACGCGCGGACCCGCACGTCCTGCTCTTCGGGGGTCTCCGCCACGGTCAGCGAGGTGCGCTGCGACTCCGGCGCGTACATGCGCGCTTCATCGGCGCTCCGCTCGACGCGGTCGATGGTGGCTTTGAGGGCGTCAACATCCGCGTGGATCTTGTCGACGGTCTGCAGTTCTTCGGGGGTGGCGGCGCGTCCTTCGTTGACCGCACGGGTCAGGATCGCGTTGGCGTCTTCAGCGAGCTTCTTGCGCTTCTCGCGCAGAGTCTTGGAGTCCATGATGAGCCCTTTCCGGCGGGAGTCCCGCCAGCGCGTTTGGGCTCATCGCGCAGGGCCTCAGCTATTGGCCTCGAAGGGCTCTAGATGTTGGTTCCTCATCTACTGTGCGGCAGGCTTTGCCGATTGTTTAACTGAATCGGCGCAAGCGGGATGCCGCCATCCGCGATAGTTCCGGGGTAGCGGCTTTCCGCAGCGCACACACAGCCCAGCCGCGTGCCGGCGCTGCATGTAGTCCCGCATGTAGACGCGTCGCGGCGGCTCGGGTTCACTCGGCGATGTCAACATCCGCCCGCCCCATCAAGTAGTTCATCGACTTGCAGCGGCTGCACTTGATCGCCACGACCTGCCCAGGCCGGATCGCCTCGTCGGTGACTTCGCAGATCATCTTCTGGCAGTGATGGCACTGCGTCGCCCGAAAGAGACGGTCTGGCACAGCGTGCCGTCCGGCCGCCTCGGCCTGCCGCGCCTCCATCAGAGCGTCGCCTCGATGAACCGCTGACGGGACAGCCGCAGCGCGGTGGCGGCCTGCCGCTGCTCCTCCTGCCCGCGTCGCAGCGCGGTCTCAGCCGAGCCGATCAGGTCTTCCGCCTTCGCTCGGGCCTCGGCCGTGGTCTCCTCGTAGGCGGGATAGGTCACCGGCGACACATCGAACAGGCGCGCCTCCAGGATCGTGCGCGTCGGTAATTCGGTCCGGCTCTCCGGATTCGACCACTCCTCGCGGACGACCTGAAAGCCAAACGAGCTCTGGCTCACGTCGCCACGGCTGATGCTGACCATGAGGTCGCGCGCGAGTTGCGTGTCCGGCGGTTCAACGTCGTACTGCAACCCGGTCTCGTCTTCAGACAGGCTGAGCGTGCCGGCCGTGTTACGCCCCAGCACGATATTCGGATCGTGGTTGAACAGGGCACGCACGTCGTCTTCTTTGATGGCCGTGGCGAACGCACCAGGCGCGATGCGCTCGCGAAAGAAGCCACCGATGACGGCATCGCGGTTGAAGACCGCGGCGTACCCGACCAGGCGCGCTGGCTTGTCGGCGGCCGCCCGCACTTCCAGCTGCGCGTTCACAATGCGCCGTTCTACCTTCATTGCGCGCCTCCGCTGACCGCTCCCGCGGTCTTCTGTCCGGCCTGCGTAACCGGAATCATGTTGCCGTTGACCAGATAAGCCGACCCGGCCTCGCCGTCGATCGGGTTCTCACCAAGCTTCTTGAGAATGTCGTTCGCGTTGTACCAGCCGTTCTGACGCCCGACGGCCAGCGCATCCAGCAGGGACTTGATGTCGGCCTTAATGAGAGCCTGCCGGTCGAACTGCACGACGTAGCCCGGAAACTGCCGCGTCGTCAGCATGTCCCGCCGGATGGCTTGCTCCCACGCCACCAGAAACGGATCCAGCGTGCCGGTCACGTAGTCGATCGACTGCTGCTCGATGTTGCTGAACGTCGCCCGTTCAAGATCGCCGATCTTGTGCGGGGGCATCCGGAAGGCGCCCGCAATCAGCGTGCGCAGGAATTTGCGCGTTTCGTTGTATTGCGCTTCGTTGTTTGCGATGGTGATCGGCGTGAAGGTCATGCCGCCTTCCATCAGCGCCACCTTGCCGGCGTTTTCGGCGCCGGAGAACATGCTCTGGAAGGCTTCGCGCAGCCGCTGCCGCTGCTCATCGCCCAGCGACACGCCAGTCGGCGGCGCTAGGGTTCCGCTCGGCCGCGCGCCGTTGGCGAAGAACTTGGCCCCGAACAGATCCAGCGCGTAGGCCAGCCCGATCATGTCCTTGCACGCCACCATCGGCGACGGGTGCGTCAGCTCGAGAATCGGCGGCGTCGAGGGATTGAACGCCCAAGTGATCTCGCGTCCACTGCCAAGTCGGTATCGGTAGGTCTTCTGATTCAGCCCGTTGCGGCCCACCGTCATCGCAGCAGGGTCCAGCGGCCATAGCGCGACCACTTCCCCACGACCGTTGCGGATGATCTCCGCGTACGCGCGCTCGTGCAGGAGAAGGTTGCGCTGCATCTGCGCCCGGAACTGGTATGCCGTCGTCTCCGGATTCGTAAGGTCCGCCAGGATCTCCCACAGGGGATGGTCGACCGCATCGGTGTGGACGCCGTCGCCGTCCACGCGACGCAGTTTCAGCGGGCAGCGGCCCACGTCTTGCGAGATGACTTGCAGGCAAGAGAAGACCTCCGGGACGGATGCGGCCTTGTCCTTGGACAGTGTGACGCCGCTCGACGTATGGCTGTCTCCCATGACGCTATCGAACACGCGGTCCCACGATGTGGTGGGACTCTCGATCGAGGCCCGCGAGTCGAAGAGACTGGCGAATGGTGTACGCACGCGTTACCTCCGGGCCTGCTCTCGGCCACCGGCTACGAACAACACGACGCCAGCCACGACGCAGGCCGCCGGACCGGACCAGGCCGCCACGCCAGCCACCGCCAGCAGAAACCCCACGATCTGGAACGCGGCGGCCAGCATCACCAGACTTCGATCCGCACGTCGACCGGCCGCGGCACGGGCTCACGCAGCCACAGCGACAAGCCGATGGTGGGCGCGATGATTGGGTCGATGCGTCCGCGGCTGCGCCCCTTCGCAAACATCAAGTTGTCCTTGCCGTCCTTCTGCCCCACGGTGTTAGACGCCGCCCAGGCCGTGACGGGACAGCCGCAGGTATCGACGTTGGCGTCGAGAATTTCGGCCTGCATACGGAGGCAGGCACTCGACATGCCCTGGTAGGTCTGCGGCACCGCTAGCACGCACTCTTCGCCGAAGCCGTCGTCCTTTGAGAGCTGGTCAACGAGCTGATCCGCGTGCCACGGGTCGAAGCCGATCCGCTCAATGTCGTAGCGCTCCCGCATCCAGGCAAGCGCCTCACGCACAACCCGATGGTCGATGCGCGTGCCTGGCGTCGCGATCAGCCGCCCCTGCTCCACCCACACGTCGTAGGGCGCCCGGTCTCGGTGGGCGCGCTCCTTGAGCGTGTCCGCCGGCGTCCAGATCCGCTGGATGACGTGGAACTTTGGCCGCCCGGGTGTCGGCGGGAACACCGCCGACAACACACACAGGTCAATCTTCGAGGCGAGGTCGATGCCGACGAAGCAGGACTCGTGCTCGAGCGCGGCATCGAAGGCCGTGGGATCACCGGTCGACTGCCCCTTGCGCCACCCGTCGACCGAGAGGCACGGCGCCGTGGCGTTCACCCACATGTTCAGCCGCTTCTGCTTGAACTCGGCCGCGGCTGACGGCATCTTCTGCGCCTTGGCCGCGAGCTTGCGCATGTCCTCGGGATTCACCGAGATCCCGTAGTGCGGGTTGGCCTTGCGCCAGGTGTCCTCCGACCATGGATCGTCGCCCTCGTCGGCGTGCGCAATGAACGCGAAGAACGACAGCGTCGAGGCGTCGTCCTCCAGCACCCCGTCGAGGATCTTGCACGCGTAGTCATGCTGGTCGCCGCAGACCGACACCGGATCGTCGCCGGCGGTCGTGATCTGGAAGATCAGCGGGTTCAACCGGGCGCCGGTCGCGCTTTCCATGACGTCCAGGAGCCCGCGGTTTTTAAAGGCGTGCAGCTCGTCGACACCTACAAAGTGCGGGTTCAGACCGTCCGTCGTATCGCTGTCGCTGCCGAGCGGCTCAAGCTTCGATTCCGAGGACACCCGGTGCAGGTTGGCGGCGTTGACCTTGATGCGCTGCGACAGCCCGCTGGACTTCACCAGCTTCTTCGCGGCATCGAACGCGATCTTGGCCTGTTTCTCCTTGGTGGCGATGCAGTAGCCCTCAGCGCCAGCCTCGCCCTCGAAGAACGTGCAGTAGACGGAGACCACCGCCTCTTCGAACGACTTGCCCTGCTTGCGCGGCACCTCGTTATAGGCGGTCGTGAACCTCCGCAGGCCGGTCTCGACGTGGCGCCAGCCGAAGATGGACCCGAGGCGGAACACTTGGCAGGACGTCGGTGTAAACGGCGTGTTCGCGAACTGGCGCCCCTTGTAGTGCTTCATCAGGCCAGCGAACTTCAGGAACCGCTCGGCCATCGCCCAGGAGAACCGGAACGGGAACCCCGGCGTGCCTTCGCGCGCACGATCGGCGAGGTGCCGCTGGCACGCCAGCCGGTGGTACTTGCCGGCAGGCACGCGACCCGCGACCACGTCCTGGGCGTAGAGGTCGACCGCGTTCTCCATCAGTTCACCGTCGCCTCATCGGCGCCGAGCCCGCCGGCGTCGAACTGGTCGAACGGATCCGCCACAGGGTCGGCCGCTTTCGGCTCCCTGGCCGCCGGCGACAGACCGAACTTGTCCATCAAGGCGTCTACCTTGGCTGCGAGACTGGTCAGCTTCGCGACGTGCGGGTGCGTCGCTACCGCACCGGTCGGGGCGAGCTGCTCGAGTCCGGCCGAATACGCGCCGTCCAGCAGCTCGCGGTACAGCACGCGCCGCTGACAGAGATCCACGAGCGCCGGCACGTCCATGTCGGTCAACTTGCCGGCCTTGAACGCCAGCGGGGCCAACCAGTTCCACTCGGCCAGCTCCGCGAGGGTCAGACGGTCTGGCGCCAGCGGTACACCAGGCGTGCTGATGACGGCGGCTGGCTCTGGCTGCAAAGGCGCGGCCGGCGAAGCCTGATGCCCGTTTTGATTTGCTGTCTTTTGATTCGCAGCTTTCGCCCGCGCTCGGGTACGTCGAGACCCGCTCAACTGACCTGCTTCTGCGGACTTACGCGGACGACCCGCGCCGCGCCGGAAGCCGCCTGATCCCTTCCCGCCCACCTACTGCACCCTCAGCGCGATTTGGATTTCGCGCACATTTTGCGGAAGGAGCCGCGTGGTTTCCGGGGCTGTCCGCCCCAGAGAACAGATCCCCCCTACCTGGTCACAGCCGCGCACGTTCGCGCCCGCGCAGTGACTCGGCTGCGGTCTTCCGGTCTGAGCACGCCTTGCAGAGCGGCTGAATGTTGCCTGGTGCGTCGGTGCCGCCTTCGGTGAGGGGCACGATGTGGTCACGGATGGTCGCGAGGCTTGTGCGTCCGTTGCGTCGACACTCACGACACAGCGGCTCACGCGCGAACAACTGCGTTCGCTCCCGCTGCAGCGCGCGGCCGCGTAGACGGTTCGGTGACTCGCCACGCCATTGGCCTGACGGCCCACCGTGTGCCTGACATCGACCACTAGGAACAAGCTCTCGGCATCCTGGATAGAGACAGAAACGGAGCGCGCACACGAGGACAGGTTCAGCGTGTGACAGCAGGGGTCACGGGGCAAGCGTGGAGTGCCCGACATGTACGGAGATGTCCCGAGATGTCCTTTGTGGCCACGGTTCTACGTTGTGAACGATGAACGTCAACAAGTCTGACGTCATGTGGAACCATTCGAACCGATGCCGAGCCGCCGCGAAGCGCGTGTGCAGCCGACGTTCCAGCCTGACCTGCTCATCAAGGTCAGGCTCTGGAATCCAGCCGATCGGAGTCACCGTGTGTGGTCATTCACTGTCTCCACCCGTCCGTTGCACCGGGAACGCTCGCCTCGCCTCGCTGACTGGAATGCGCCAGGTCCGACCGACGCGGAAGGCGATGACGCTGCCGGCCTCGATCATGCGCACGATGGTCCGGCGGTCGCAGCCGACGAACTCCGCGAGGACGGGCGGCGTGACAGAGCGAAGGGGCCAGGTGTCCCAGCTTTCGAGGCGGGTGGGTCTCACTTAGGGGTCTCTCCTGCGAGGAGGGCACGCACTCGGCCTGTGGCGTATCTCATCGTCTGCTCATATGGCGTCCCTTGCGAATCGCCATTGGCGTCCTGCTCGAAGGCATCTGCCAAGGCCGCGAGCTGCGTCTTGAGGGTGTCGAGATCGCGCCTAGCCATCACGACGGCTTCGGCGAGCGCATCTGGTGTATCGCAGCCGACATACAGCACGCCGACTCGTGTCGCTGCCTGTTGCAAGCGTTCGTCATCAGCGGCGGCTGCCCCTCGGAGGGTGTCGAGATCGCGCTGGAGGGCGTCTCGTTGATACTCCATTTCGTCCAGTAAGCAGCGGAGACACTTCAAGCCTGTCTCTTTCGCGTCTCGCTCCTGCTCCGCTGTCTCGGCTCGCTGGCGGAGGGAGGCGATCTCGGTCAGGAGGGGCTGTAGCCGTGGAGCGATCATATCGTCGATGCGGCCTGCGTTTACATCTGCGATGGTGTGTTCCTGCCCGTCGCCGTGGCCGATGACTCGCTGCTCTCCAGTCTCCGTAGCGATCAAGTCTTCAATTACATCAACGATTCGCGCAGTTGGATGCACGCCAGTGGCTTGATACAGCCTGTGCGCGATGATTTCGCTTCGCTCGGTCATGGCTTCACTCGTTCGAAAGCGCGGCCCATGCGGAACCCCCACAGCCACGCTAAGACGGCAATAAGCAGCACACCTGGAACTAGGATCTGGTCGAGTCGGTCAGTCATCTACGTGTCCTCCGAGCGGGAGAGGGGCGGAATGGGGCGTGGCACAGTGCCCCAAGACTTGCCACACGAGCAGCTATACTCCACCGCTCGGCTAACCACATGCCCGGCCTGCTGATGCTCGATGTTCACTTCGTGACACGGCTCCGCAGGCGCCGACGCGGGCGGGGTGGAGGCGATGAGCAACCTGTCGGCAAGCTGCTCCAGCATCTTCATCAGCGTATCCCTGTCGAGTTGGTAGTAGCGCCACGGACGGGCATCGTGATCCGCAACGGCTTTCTTCCGCAGGGTGGTCTCTCGGTCACTCGACATGGGCCCCTCGAATATCCATGAACACAGCCTCGCCGCGCGCCAGTGCGCCGGCGATCTGCGGCTGCAGGTGCGCGAGGGCGAGAGCCGACTGTTGAATCGACGCCACGCCCCGTTGCTGCCCCACGAGCACACAACCCTCGGTGTCCGCCGCCGTGTTCCCCGCGTGGATGCGGATCCCCTCGAACCCTGGCACTGCCAGCAGCAGCGGTAACATGCGCCCAAACCGCTGCGACTTCGTGACCGTGACGGCATAGCGTCCAGCCGGGATCGCGGTCTGACCGGCGACCTTGACCGGCCGCACGACATCCTCCAGAGTCCAGCATTCCGACCGGCCATCCACAAACAGACGGCCAATCGTGCAATCACCCGATGACGCCTCGCGTTGCAGGACGAGGATCACTCGCCCTCCAGTGCGGCATCTGCGATGTTAAGCTGCTGAATGAATTGCCGATGGACACGTCCCACGACGCCAGACCCTGTGAACACGTCGTGCAGATCGTCCCCGCGTTCTAAGCCGAGCAGCCCGAATAGCCACCAGACAAACGCCTCCGGCTTCGCTCCAGTCAGGCCCTTTCGTAGCGTGATTTCAGAACTGACCCAATCGCGCACGGTCAGCTCCTCGCGCGACCGCTTCGTCCGTCCACCGCGCCAAATCACAGGCTCCCACGCATAGGCCGGATTCACGTTCGGCTTGAATACTGCGAACGGCTTGACCCACGCTCCCACTCGCACATCGTCCGGGCACAACGGCAGGAGAGCGCGCAGCGACGGCGTCGAACACGACAACACCCACCCATCAGGGAACGAGTCACACAGCGCGGTAATCAGCAGCGCGTGCGTGGCTAGATCATCCCAACAGCCAGAAACGAACTCGCCATCGTGCCGATGCTCGTAGAGTCGGCAACAGCCGAGATACGGCGGGTCAGCGTAGGCCACTCTCACGTCTGCTGCTCCTGTCGCGCTCCTCGGGTGCCGTCATACTGCGTTCCCCTGCCGTCGGTGGTTACTCCCAGCGGTTCCGTTCCCGTCCGCGTTCGTGTTCTCGTCGCCAGTGGGGTGTGAGTAAACGCGATCAGCCGGTGCGCTTCTGCAATCGCCTGATGACTCGGCAACCGTCGCGCGCAGTCCGTGCTGA